TTTTGTGTTTTATCTATATATGGTTCTAATGATCTTCCTGCATATGGATTTGGATCACTAAATCCAGAAACACTTGGACTTTTATCATAATCATAATTTATTGGATTTATTTCAATTGTCCAGACTGTATTTTGTATTAAAGTATGTTGCGTATCATCTAAAGACTGTCCACCAAAATTTATTCTTGTATATCCTTGAAAGTTTCCGCTTTGTTCTAAACTTAAATAATTACCAAAAACATTTGTATCTGTTTTATCTTGCATGGTATAATCCGATTCATATTTAATTGTTTGAACTTGATTTCTTCTTATTAATGACGTATTTAATCCAGAAGCTAAAGTTGATTGTCCATTAGATCCAACTATGCTTACTACAGATTGATTATCATTATTAAACGAAATAATAGCATTACCACTTTCCGTTCCAATTTCAATATTTCCTGCTGGGGTCAATACATTAAAATTACAACCATTAATTGCTGGTAAAAATCCAGATATATCTTCATATTTTACATCTAGAATAGCGTAATTTTTATTTAATTCATAAGTTCTTCCGCCAAGAATTCTGTTTTGTCTATTTTGATCTTGTATATATACGATATCTCCAGGTTTTAAATACATTGCAGGTAAACTAGTTTCAAAATTAACTAATTCTGATTCTAAATTTTCTGATAATAATGTCCATTTTCCAAGTCTTTCTGCTTGTCCTTCACTTGTGCAACCAAAAGCGCTAACCTCTGTTTCTTTAATTCCAAATCTAATTAACCCTTCTCTACTTTCTACATATTTAACCGCTGGTTTATAAAAATTATCTTTATCATTATAACGAACTAATGCGACATTTCTTCTTACCCTTTTACTTGTATTGCTATATGTGAATTCTCCTTCTTTAACATTTGAATTATTAAATATATATAATGGGTCTTTTGGCCTATCTTGAGAAGTAAATATTAATCCAGCATTATAAAATACAATTGCTCTAAAAATACTGGCCATATCATTAACTACTTTATAAGCGTCTTCTCTACTACTAATTAAAACATTACATGTAAATCTTGGTTCAAGACTTCCTTTGCTATCATTAACTAGTTGATCACAATATTGTCCAATTTCATATAGCGTCCATTTATCTGTTAAATTTGGATCAACATATTTACCCAATCCATATCTTCTGTTAGTTATTAAATCGTAGAAACACCAGGCTGGATTATCTGTCCATCCTAAATTAAAATTACCATCCCATATTCCATTATAAGTTTTTGAATAAGGATTATAATTACTAGGAATTTTTACTTTTAATAATCTTGTATCATATGCCCTTTGAGGAATACTTGAGAAATATCTAGCATCAAATGTAGTTAAAACTCCAGCTGTATGAGGTATAGCTAGAAAATCATCATAAATTTCTGTTATTGAATCTATTGCGCTTTTAACGACTATGTTTGCATCAACACTTTCTTCATAAACTGGTTCTATTTCAATTTCCCATCCAATTGTTGTTGATTTTGTATATACATCTAATCCTGTCCATTCAAAGGTCTCTATATAAGGTCCTTGATTTAATTTACCAGCTATTGTTAATGTAGCATAATCTCTAGCTTCTCCAGATAATAATCTTTGTTTTTTATCTATGTAATCTTTCAAAGATGCCCTGAAGTCTCTTTGTAATTTATTTACATCTGTTGCATAAGATGTATAAATTTTACCATCATGTCTATGAGAATAAGTTGTTCTTCCGTTTATAAATTCTGTATAATTTGCTGGTTGTCTTTGATAACCATCTGGCCCAGATCCTCCACCTGGGCTATTTGGAGGCCAAAATAAACCTAATACATCATTGTCTTTGCTATATATATCATTATAATATGCTTCTTCACTTATAGTAAATGTACCGCTAGAAACTCCTGTATAATTTGGATTAGGTATTAATGTAACTACTTTTCCTACATTTGGAGTATAATCTATCCTTTTCAAATAAAGATAAAATGTCATTTCTTGTCTATCTGTTCTTCCGCTTACAGAATTAGCTGCTGCTTGATCTGCTGAATCCCAAATAGTTAAATCAACAATACTTTTAAATAAACTTAAAGCTTTAATATGAAGTCGTAAGCCATATAAATCTTTTGTGAGAATTGTTAAAGATTTTTTATAAGTTTTAGTGCTACCATCTTGAAATTTTCTTTTTCCAAATAGTTTTGTTCCAACGACTTTAGTATTTGTAAGTTTTCTTGGTAATTTAATTTGTGTTGATAATGTTTCACCTGTTGAATCATTTTTTAAATTTAAATATTCTACATATTGACCATTATTTACTTTACGAGCATAAAAAGGTTCTTCTAATTTTATATTTGATAATTCAGTTAAATTAGAATGTCTAGGCGCAGAATCTCCATAATCATATTTGAATTGAATAAATTCAAAATTTAAACTTCCTTTTTGAGGATAATTATTATCAGCTATAGGTATTTCATTCCAATATACAGACCTAAGTAAAGCGCTCTTATCTCCTGCGAATTTTTCAGGATATCTTACAATTTTAACTCCATTTTTATATCCAATATCTCCTAAAACAAATCCTGGATTAGGTACGATTTCATAATCTACAATTCCTTCTACTGGGCCTTCTCCTATAATATCTAAAATAGATATATTAGTTAAAGAACTAATTCCTACGTCTTTTGTATCTTTAAGAATATTACCATATCTATATCCATAATCATTTTGTTGTTGATTATCTCCAGCTCGACTAACAACAGAGCTGCAATTTCCAGGAACACTTGAACTTGTTAAAGTAAAATTTTGAGCATAAGTATAAGCATAACCTCTCCCACCAATCCATCTCCTATTGTAGGTATATCCCGTGTAGTAGCAAACATATACATCTCCTGCTCTAGGACTATATGTTCCAAAAAACATTAAAAAAAAGTCATAGGATTTATTAAAAGCGCAAGTATCGGCTAATCTTACATAAAACTTATAAGTTCTACCATTTTGAGATGGAATTCCATTTGGATATTTAAAACGACCACTTTTACTTAATTTTTGCTGGGCAACGCTAGACTGTGTCTCCAGAGAGCCACCAGTATTGTCTCTTGCATCATAACCCATAAAATAAACTTGATGTTCTACTTGAGTTGGACTAATTGTTATTGTTGGAACATTTTCTGCAGGATTAGCGCTTAAGCTTGTTTTAATTGTATTTGTTGCTGTGACGCTTAAGCTTTCTATAAATGGAGTAGAAGCTGGACCACTATTATTTGCGTCTGGAGTATAGCAAACGTTACCAACTAAATCTTTTTGATTTGTTGAGTAATATGTTATTGCATAATTTCCATCTACTGAAATATCATATTGTGGATTTCTTCCACCTTTCGTTGGATCATCAATTTGGACCCAAAAACAAGTTTCGGCTGATTCACCTTGTCCAGGAGAAAAAGTTGTATTAGGAATAAATTTTCCTCTATATGGTATATTATCTGGTTTACCATTTTTTCTTATTGTTTCAAATTCGCTTGTATTTATTTTTTTAAAACTAATAATATCATCCCCGTCGGCCCCATCGGTTGAAGACGCTAAATTTATAGTAATTTTATTATTTTTTATTACATCTATATTCCAATTTGGAAGAGTAATTTCACTTGGATAAGTGCTTCCCGCTGATCTATTATTTGAACTATATGCACCAAAATTAAATGTTAACGTTGCTTTTGAACTTGATCCTCTTGCATTAGAGCAACTTGCATAAGCAAGAAATGTTCCTGCGTGTTTTGGTGTTCCAGTTATAGTTTTATTGGTACTATTAAATACTAATCCTTCTGGTAAATTAGATACCGCAAGAATTGTTTGTCTATTATTTAGACCTGCTATAGTTCCAGAAAGTTTTGATCCTACAGTGCCAGAAAAAGTTTTATTAGATATAGTTGGTAAAGGTATGCTATTATTAATTAATCCATATAATATATTTAAAGAAAATGATTTTCTATTTCCTGCGTCTGCATTTGGTCCAGCAATATTAAAATTTAAAATAGTAGTTTTTATTTCTGAATTTAAATTGTTAGAAACTGTACCAGTTATAGTTTTATTATTAAAATTCCAAGTTAATCCTAGATTTTGAAGAATATTTAAAGAACTTTCATCTAAATACGCATTGAATTGATTTGATGGTAAATTGGTAGTTAATGTATAAGAAAAACTTTGTCCTTTAAGAGCGTGTATTGTAGGAGCGCTAGTTGTATATATAGGATCATTTCCATTTTGGTCTCTACTTACTATAGTCAAACTTTTTGAAGCTTTAAATGTTTCTAATTGGCTTTTTTTATTCTTTCCAGAACCTGTAGTAACATATTTATTTCCATTTAATATAGATTCAATAATTCCTGTATAATAACCAACATAATTAACTGTAGTTTTAGTAAAAGGTATTGTCGCATTAGTTGTAGCAGTAAATCTTAATCTATCGGTAGAATTTGCATCTGCAAAAATACCAAAATCTGTATAATTTAAATATGATGGAGCTTGATCTAAGGTTATATTAAAAAGAAATGTTTGTCCAATTCTAGCAGAAGCTGTTGCTGCACTAGTTATGCTTGCTGCTGTTAATTTTACTCCAGGAGTTCCATACATAACTAATCCATTAACAAGACTCCATACAAACCAAAAGCCTTGAGATTTATCAATGCCTCTTATTCTAATCCTATTAGATGGAGATTCTGGTAATGGATTTGGATAAGTAGTGCTAGCAGAAAAAATCGGATTATAAGCATCAACTAAATCGCTTACATCTGCTAAAGTTATATCTGTAGAACTAGGTTTTCCAACGTCATTATAAAGTGTGTAGCCATCATAAGAAATACCATTTTTTCCTCTCCAGGCTAATCCTTCTATATATTTATTAGGATCGCAATCTTTACATTTTTTAGGCATAAAATTAAATTGCTATTGAATTATCCGACATAGAATTTCCTTGAATATCTTGAATATTGATTGGATATCCAAGATGATTAAAATAGTAGCTTTTTGTTGGGTAATTTTTTTCTCCAGCTCCTACTCCGTTTGGAGCTTTACCATCGCTTTCATATACATTTTTTCTAGATTGTATTCTGTATATTTGATCGTAAGAACTAAAAATTTGTTGACTTCCTATAATTAATCTTCCATATCCAATAGGGACTGGACCACCTTCTCCAACTGTATTAACAGGGCCATTAAATGTATAAGAGGGTTCTCCTCCTCCACTATCTGGTGAAGCTTCAAAATCTGCAGATGGATTAGCAATAGATTGAGGACTAACCATTGGTGGTGGTTTCATTAATAACATAGACACTCCAAGAGCGACTAATCCTAAAATAGCTGGCGCCAACATCGCCAATAAACCAAGAGAGCCTCCACCAGAAATTGGAGCTAAAATAATAGCCATAAAAACAGCAAAAATACTTTTCATACCTCCACCAGCAGCTCCACCTTTGCCTCCTCCTCCACTTTTACCACCTCCTCCATTATGCACTAATATATCATTAGCAATATATGTATGATTCTTTAATACATGAAAATTATATACTTTTTCGCTAGCATCTTCTTCTATCTTTTCAATTGGCATAACATCACCACTTTTATGTATAAGTACATCTCCAACTTTAAAATTTTCTAATGGAGTAAATCTATTGTATTCATTAAAAAACCAGTGATTAGCTGTAGCTCTAATAATTGATCCATCCCATAATGTAATTTTTAGAATTTTATTATTTTCATGCTCAAAGACTTTTTCTATAATATCAATTTCTATATTTTTATCTTTATTAAAAGAATAGATTTCGTCTCCTTCTTTTAAATCTTCTATATTTTTTACTCCTTGTGGAGTTGACACTTTTGTACCAGCTGGGAAACATCCTTGAGCTCCTCCGCCACCTCCACCACCAGCACCTTCTACAATTGGTATAATATCTATTGTTTTTAATTCATTTCCAAAATCCATAAACATCTCAGATTGAGATAGCATTTCAAAATGTTTTTTATTTACTTTATTATAATCTGTGGGTAACTCTTCAGCTTTAGGAACCCATAATGGACGATGATTAATTAATATTTCATATTTTGCATTCTTTTCAGATTGATTGATAAATAATTTAGTTAATTTTTTTGTATTAGCTTCTATAGCTCTAAATGCTTCTGCAACGCTGGAAACATTTAAATTCCATTCTTCACCAATTTCTTGGCCCAAATACCCATGTAATTTAACCTTTACCATTTGAAAGCTCCTTATACCTTAAGACATAACTAGTATGTTTCTTAAAGAAATTATCATATATATTTACACAAGAAAAAGAGTTAAAAGGTTGATGTAAAATTAAGCCGTTTCCTATATAAACTGCTGCGTGTGTTGGAAATTTATCTGAAACTGCAGGAAACATCATCATAATTCCATCTGATTTTTCTAATTTAGTATGTTTATCTAATTTTAAAAAACCTTGATTTTTAAAATTATTTTCATATAAATCTTTGATATCTTCTAAATATCTTGGGTAAATTAAATCTTTAGGAAATTGTATTTTTACTTTTTCTTCTTTAAATGCGTATTCTTGCATTAAGGTGAAACAATCTGATTTTCCAAGAACAAATGGTCGTCCTATATAAGGATTATTTTCTTTATTTGGAGTATAAAAATTAAAAGTATTATAGTTTACATTATACAATATATAATGAATATTATATATATTACTATTATTTTTATCTATCTCACTAAATTCTATATTTTCATTAATATGAGAATGATAACATGCAACGATTTTACCTAAATTTGAACAATTTAAATAATCTTGGGGTGCGATTGTAAAATTATTCTTTTTATTATCTGCTCTATTTTTACAAGGATATATATCAAATTTATATTCTTTTTCATTAAAATAAATAAATCCACAAATCTCTTCTTCTATTTTTTTTAAGGCTAGATTTTTAATAGAATTTTTAATTTGAGAATTAAATTCCATATCATCATCCTTGAGGTCCTTGTTGAGATTGGAACTTGCCTTCTACAGAAGGGAATCCACCAAATGGCAAAATACCCATTAATTGCTGTCCATTTCCATCTATTGGTGCGCGTAATTTTAATTTAACTAACGGATCTACAATAGCATCTCCAAAAACATGATTCACAGATAACGTTTTTTCTTCAAAATTAATATTTTCTTTCCATCTTAATCTACAACCATGTAAAGTTTTTGAACATGCATCTGGCTCCCAATATAAAGTATTGGGTGGAGAATTTATTAAATCTGCAGTATGATTTTCTTTACAAACAAAATAATATTTTATATTATTTTTTTCTATATGTATGTAATTTCCATAATTATATATAGAACCTTGCTGCCATGCTTCTCGGTCTCTCCAATCTCCTTGCCTATATTGATTAAATGTTTGATCTGATTGATTTGCTACTGGTGGAGCAAATTGTAAACCTAAACATTTTTGTGAAGGAGATATTTGGCTTGTACTAATCGCATCAGAATTATCACTAGAAGGATTAACAATTGCTTGAACTTCACCATATATTCCAGAATGAATTTCATTTAGTCTGTCTGATCTTTCGTATAAGCATCCTTCTCCACGATAAGTAAATGGACAATTTTTAGATAATAAAAGCCTTCCTGGAAGTTTAATTCCTTCAATATCAAGCAATGAAGCTAATTCATAAACTACATTTTGAGAATCTTCTTGCGCTTTTCGATCTATGTAATAGATATCAGGAGTTAATTCTACTTCATAAATATTAATATCTTTCTTATTGATTTCATTTAAATGAAATTTAGCCATGTTATGATACGCTGTATATATTTGAGTAGTATTTGGTTCAGTTAATTGATCTGTCAGATAATCTGTTGCGATAAGATTAATGTTTTGAGTTTGTAGTTGTGCACTATCTCCAGTATGAGTAGCCACAAACGTACATCCAGTTGAACTAATATCTTTTAAATATTGGTTATATAAAAATCCTGCACTTCCCCAACTATTGAACAATATTTTTGGGACATTGGAAAAACTAGTTGGAAATACAATATTATATTCTCCAGATGTAGCTGATCCAAAATTAGGATTTAATTTTAATGTTATAAATTTTGCAGATTCATTTGAATATGGATTTATGCCAGTATAATTTCCAGTAGGAATTGTTAAATAATTAACATCAAAAGCTCCACTTAAAGGTTTAGAAAATGAAGCGGTGAAACTTGAAGAACTTTGAGAAGATATTGAGTAGTTGAATTTTTCTGCAATTGTTTCATCTATACATTTAAGAGAAATAAACGTTGCTAATTGCGAACCTGATTCAGAAAAAGTTATTGGATAATTTATGGTATAATTTGTAGAATTATTAAAAGATGTGGAACTATAATAACATAACGGCTTAATTCCAGTAGTTGTATTTACCTTTTTAAATTCTTTAGTTGGTTCATTAATTATATTTGTATAAGTGTTGTTAGATTGTATTATAAAAATATCTGAAGAGAATGAATCGACAATATCTGGATTATTATTAATATCATCATTAATTAATAAATTAAAAAAATCTAAAGAATTCAAATTATAATTTTGTTTTTGAATATTAATATTTAAGGTTTTTATTCTATCATCTGTTCTTAAGCACGTAAATATTTTATTACTACTTTGAGTCGATTTTACTGTATAAACTAACCATTTAGCAAATCCAATTGGAGCTCTCTCAAGAGAGCGGACTGTTAAAACTTCTCCATCTCTTGATGCCCATGGAGTATCAGAAAAAGTATTGAATGGATTTACTTTTCCTGGAAAATTGTCTGGATTTAGATATCTTACAAATGTTTTTCTTCTTGTCACTTTAGATCCTACGATATCTTTAAGTTCTTGTATCTGCATTCTAATATACTTATAGAATGAATTAAATTCATCATCTAAAAATTGACTAGAAAATTTTACTTTTGGAGTTGGAATTGTGCCATTAGAAGTTATATCAAATTGTTCGCCATAGACTGGAAATGGAAAATAAAGATTACCTCTCCATTTAATAATACCACGATTTATATTAAAAAGATTAAAATCATTATGTATTCTTATAACTCCGTCTTTTACTGGGCCACTACGATTAGGATAAGATATAGTTGCTGGTTTGATTTCATTAAGATCTATTTCATAAAGAAAAATTGGCGTCGTTGGTTCTATTTCATGAATATGAGAATTAATTGATCTTTGAGCTTCAAGTGCTTGCAAAAAATATTCACTTGGATTAATAGTTTGATTAGGATTTGATCCCATTCCCATACGATTAACTCTCCATTCCTTTTATCATGCAGAAACTTCTTCAAATTTCGCACGAACAGAGTAGTTTTCTTTAAAAGTAAAACTCGTTTCCCATTCTCTACAAACATACTTTGTTCTATAAGTATTTTCAGAATAAATATCTCCAGGATTATATGCAAAAGCTTGCGTTCCAGATCTTTGTTTTAAAAAATGAATAATAGCTCTTGCTTCTCTTGATGTTCTTTGATCAAAATTTAATTGAAGAGTTTTTAAATCTGGATTTATACTTTTTGATACTCTTTGTTCGTATCCATTACCAAATCTAATAGTAGTTACTGTGGGTTTATGTTGAATTGTAGAAGTATATGATGGAGTCCAAATAAATTTTGTAATTGGTAGTTTATTTGATAATATAACGATTCCTCCCCAATATGAATTACCAGAATCTGTTCCTGGTTCACTTTCAGAAGTCTTAAAATGATCTTTTAAGCAATACCAAAATGCATTTTTATATTTAACAATATCATTTTTTAAAAAATTATACCATAAAGATTTATTAGCCCATGGAATCATAGAATCATTTATTGATCCTGTGTCTTCTTGTCTTAAATCATTCTGTGGTATACCCATTCCCATAAAATTTTCCTTAACTATAATTTAGAATTTTATTAATTAAAGTTTCCATGTCTTTTAAAGATATTTTAACTTTATGACCTTTTTTATAATAAAATAAATAATCTGCTGGACTAACTTCATTCATATTAAAACGATTCTTAGCCCATTCAAATGCAAATTTCATGTTTTCTATTTTTAAGTCATCAATTTTTTCAACTTTATCTACTAATAACTCACAATAGAAAATGTTTCCATCTGATCTATGTAGATTATATTTTGTTATTTGATCTACATTTGGAATGTCTGGATGAAGATAATCTGGAAACTCAACTATATCATTAGAATTT